CAGTTGTCGTAGCCCCCGCATTGCTCCGGCCCGGCGATCAGCAGCATGGCTTGAGCGAACGGGTACGGCTCGTGCACCACGATCTGGCCAAGCGCCTCGCGGGCATCCTCCGGCAGCGCAGGCTTGGCCGGGTAGGTCTCGTTGTGGCGGGTGACGTACCAGATGGCCTTCTCGATGTTTTCCAGCGGGTTGCCCTTGGCATCGCGGCGGAACAGGTACTTGAAGGCGTTGCCCAGGCAGAACGGCAGGTGCTCGGCTACCTCGATGCACTCCACGCCGCTGGGGTGGCCGGTGTAGTGCGGCGGGTGGTTGACCATGTCGGCGACTGCATCGGGTTGCTCGTCCAGTTCTTCGCGCTGGATGGCGTTCCAGGTTTCGTGCGCTGCTGCGGATGTTTCCGCGCCCTCGACTGACTGGCACTCGCGAAAACGGCACTGCACCCCGTGCTTAAAATCGGTAGCAGAAACAAGGTAGCTGTAGCCGATGGCATCACGCCCGCATTTACAGCACGGCAGTAGCTCGGCCGGCTCGGCGCGCTGCGGGATCGCCTCGGCGGTATCCAGCGTGCCGTTGGCCGCTGCTTCGACCCAATCGACCAGGTGCTGGGCATTGGCGCCGTCGTCGCCTTGCAGCGTCATGCTGTGGCGCTGCTCGCGCAGGTAGAGCACTGCCTCGATCTGGCCGCGCTGGTCTGCTGTGCCGATGGGCTCGATGGTGATGTCTGCCCGCAGCTCACGCGCGGGCTGGGTGAACAGCAGCGTTTCGCTGCCGGCGTGGCGCGTGAGCATGCCCAGGGCAGCCGCGCTGCCTTTGGTGAGGGAGAAGAGGCTCATGCCGCACCTCCGTCAAACGGGCCGAAGTCCTCAAAGGCGGGCAGGGTGTTGCGCTTGAGCTGCGGGCGCCCGCCAGCGAGCACGATCTGCTGGCCGGTGGCCTGCTGAATGCTTGCGACGATGCGGGGGTTTGTTGCGGCTGCCGGGTGCAGGAACACCGGGCAGCGGGTGGTGCTGTGACGTGCTGTGTCCATTGTCGCGTTCCCTTGGTGAGTGGGTACGCGGCAAACAATACGCCAGCGTATTATTCTCGTCAATACGTAGACGCATTACTTTATTCGGTTGCGAATTCAAAGACGCCTGGGCTGGCTCAGTAACTTTCGACGGATAACCATCGGACATGGACGCTGCCGTCCGACCGAAGCGTCATCGAGACGCCTTCGATTTGCTGAATCTCATCCAAGAGGCGCTCCCAATCTTCGGGCCGGTCGTCAGGATGCGGGGCCAGGTTCGCTTGGCGTTCAACCCTGGCGCGGGGCGTCGTGATCAGATGGTTCACGCGCCGGAGCAGGCGGTTGTAGCTGGAAATATGTCTCTGGTGGGTGATGGCGCGAGCCTGTGTCCAAGGCATGAGAAGCTCCTTACTGCTGTATGTCCATACAGTATGCAAGGATGCACGACAGAACAAGTCGCCTTGGTCGTATGGTTAAGCCTGCGAAATTCCCGCAATGGTGGGCAAGCCGCTCAGCGTATACCGCGACGCCAGTCCCAAGGTGGGATCGGCAGGGGCGCGCGCCATAGGCCTACGGATCGTGCGCGCGCCTCTGTCTGCTCGAACTGGTAGGCGTATCTTTCTTCCGGCGGCTGCTCTTTGGCGTAGCGCTCATACCACCAAGCCATGCCTGAAGCGAGCTGCGCCCGACCTACCTCAAGCGTATGGCCGCAGCCAAGGCAATCGGCAGGCTCAACCCACACTGTGCCTATGATGCGCTTCCACCGGTCCCGCTTATCCCAATGGATGGTAGCGGTCTTGCCATAGGCCATGTCGGCGAGGTTCTGTTTGGATCGGGTGCCATATGGCTGCTTTCGCTCGGGGGCGTCGATGCCGCGAAGGCGGATCTTCTCCTGCTTCTTTCCTGCAGTCAGGCAGGTGAGGGTATCGCCGTCGGCTACGCTAATTATTGTGCATTCTAGGCGAGCGGCGGCACATTGCGTCGAGATCAGTATTACAAGGATGGGCACGGTAGTGCGCCAAGTTGAGCGACTTCTCCTTCGAGGCGATATGGCGCCGAAGCATTTCTTTAAGTCGCTGATGGGCCACATACCGAGAATTTTCCTTGACCCAGGTACCTGTACGGAAAGTCAGCAAGAGCTCGCCGCCACATTCGTTCTGCGCGCTCATCAGTAGCTTCAATGTCTATTCCCGAGGCCAATTCAGTACGGAGATATGCCACGAGTGCCGAAGCGGATGAGGTTCCAATGCCGCGCTCCCTAAAAGCAGGCCTAATAAAAAATCTATGTATCTGAAGGCTTCCGAAGAAATCAGCGATAAGTGCAAAACCTATTTTTGTGCCGTTTTCCTCGATGATCAGAATGCACTGATGAATTTCATCGATCGGAACCAGTATCTCGGGAAACGGAGTGTCCGGATCCTCGTTGGACATCTCCAGGGCAATAGTGTCGGTATCGGCTTCCTCGAATAGAAACATCACTTCTCGTCCTCAGCTTTCCCTGATACCCATTATGGGCTGCGGCCGGTTATCTCTCGAGAACCGGAGGCAACATAGCCGCGCCAAGTCATGTTCAAAGCCTGATCTTGCTGGGCGGAGCAATACCGCCAACATAGTGGATCTGCTCAATCTGATCGGTAGTGATTGTGCGCCGTCCGAACTCGCTATTGACCGAGCTAACAAGCACCTCGTCTTCGGTCGCGCGCAGGAGCTCTTTCACCATGGACTCGCCGTCATGCAGGCGGATCATCACGTACTCAAACGGAACCAGAGGGCTGTTCGGCTCAACTACTGCCAGCCATCCATCCTTGATCGCTGGGGCCATGCTGTGCCCCTTCAGTCGTAGCGCGTAGGCATCAGGATCGCGCGACGGTACGTCGATATAACCTTCTGCCTCGTCCAGGGCGTACCAGTAGCCTTCGTTGCCCATCTGTGCCGTGCCGACGATCTTAATCGCGCGATACGGGCTGGTGATCGGTGGGCCGGGCTCGACGTTGGAAGCGTAGAGCGCGATATCCTCCTTGACGCTCTGGTCCCTCGAGCCGCCATGGCGGAGCCAATGAGCACTTACCCCTAGCGCCTTGGCGATCTTTTCAACGTTGCCTTGCCGTGGATCCTGTGACTCGCCGGTAATGATCCTATGGATGGTGGGCTGCGGCACGCCAGATCGTCGCTTGAGCTCACCTTCGGACCAGTCGAGCTCCTCCAGCATGGCTGCAAGCCGCTTGCCTATGTTCATGTCCGTGCCCGATTCGTAAACGTATAGGCAAGTGTATTGATTCATTTAATACGTCCGCGTATTATCGAATTTAATGCGAATGCGCATAGGTATAGAGGCGATGAAAATCAAAAAGATGATTGAGCGACTGGTGGAACTCGGCTACTCGCAAGGCTCGATCGCCGACGCGGTGGGAACCACCCAGCCGACGATTCATCGGGCGCTTAATGGCGCGGATATCCGATACACCACCGGAAAGGCAATCGAAGCTCTTTACGCACAAGAGCTGGCGGAAGGCGGTATTGCGGCGGATCAGCACGTCGAGCGGCGTGATGGGGAACGCCGTCAGAACGAACGTCGCCAAGGCGACCGCCGCGCATAACGAATCACATCCTGCCGACAGGACACAGCACAGCAACAACCAAGTATCACGGCGGGAGCCGGCCCGAGAGCCTCACCAGCGCCATCGGGCCGGCGCCGGGCAAGCAGCCCAGAAGCAAAAAAGCCTGTCGCTACGGCGGCAGGCTTGTGTAGAGGCAGGAACCAAGGGCAGTTCACTCACCAAAGCGTCAGCCCTGGTTCCTGCGGTCCGGTAGTCGGGTACCACCCCGACCGCCTCAACCGGCGACCCGAGGACACAGCACGTATCGGGAGGGTCGCAAGCTGTAAGCGAACTGTAGGGCAATAGCCCTGCGGTTGGCTACAGCGTTAAGGGGGCATTAACGCTATGAGCCGCAAGGATCTATTACCGGGCGCTGGCCCGGTGCTGAATACCCGCCAGGCGCTGTACCGCGCCACGCGCGACGCAACAGGGGGCCAGAATGCGGTGGCGCTGACCATCGGCATGGACCCGGACGAGCTGAACAAGCGCGTCAGCCCGAACAACAATCGCCCCATTCACCCTGAGTTCCTGGAGGAGATCGTGGCCGCCACGCGGGACCCGCGCCTGCTGGCGGCCTTGGTGCGCCCGGCCGGTGCGGTGGCGTATGTGCCGCGTCCGGTGCCGGCCACGCGCGCAGCGCTGAAAGAGTTGGGCAAGCTGCTGCGCCTTGAAGGGGAGTTCGTGGAGAGCCTGCACGAAGGCGCCGCGGATAACCGCTGGCTGGCGCATGAGGTGGAGACGCTGCGCTACCACGCCAATCAGGTGATCGGCCAGGTGCTGGGCATCGTGGCCGGCGCGGAGCTGGCGATGCTCGAGGCCGTTGCAGAAGGGGAGGTGACCCATGGCTGATGTAATCGACCGCGGCAACGAGCAGGCCGAGTATCTGTTGGAGGTGGCCTTGGCGCGCCGCGCGCAGCTGCCGACCGGGCCGAGTTCTACGCATTGCGAGGAGTGCGGCGTCGAGATTCCGCAGGCCCGCCGCGAAGCGGTACCGGGCTGCCAGACGTGCATTGACTGCCAGACCTTGTTGGACAAGCGGGATGCGGGGGTGCGGCGTGGCTGAGGTGAATGCGACGGATCTCGGGGGCTTGATGTGGGAGCAGCTGGGAGGTGCCTTTATGGAGGTCGCGCTGGCGAATGGGCTGGATACGCCGGCCAAGCGGGCGCCCCTCTACGCGGCATTCATTGGCTCGGTAGGTGGCTCGATGGCCGCTGATCTCGGTGTTGCGGATTCGTCGTTTGTGCTCGACATGCTCAAGGACGCCAACACCAAGCTCGCGCGCGAGCAGTTGCATGTGGTCAAGGGGGCGGGTGATGTCTGAAAAAGTCCCCCTGACGCTTATCGACCTCGCCGAGCTGCTTACCTTCATCCACGCCGACGACCGCGACACCTGGTTGGCGGTGGCGATGGGTGTGAAGGCGGAGTTCGGCGAGGCGGGTTTCGATGCCTGGGATGGCTGGAGCCAGACCGGTGACGGCTATAAGGCCGCCGATGCGCGCAGCGTGTGGAAGAGCATCCGCAAGCGCGGGACCGGCATGGGTACGGTGATCAAGCTGGCGAAGGATAACGGCTGGACGCCTCGCCGCGAGCCGATGACGGCCGAGGAGAAGCGGCGGTTGAATGCCGAGGCGGAAGCCCGGCGCGCCGTGCGCCAGGCGGAGATCGAGGCGGATGAGGCACGGCTGGCGGTGATGCGTGAGGCGGTTGCGAGCGCGTGCCAGTTGATCTGGGAGAAGCATTGCAAGCCGCAAGGCGTGAGCCCCTACCTGGAGCGCAAGCAGGTGGGGGCTTTTGGTGTTGGGTTTTTTCATTACACGGTTGTGCTGGCCATCGACGATGCGCGGCAGCGCTGCGATGTGTGGGTGGGCAGTGAAACGCGCGAGTTTTTCGCGAACCTGCCGAATCCGCGGCCGGATTCGATCAGCTTCTTGATGTTCAAGGCCGGGACCATTGCGGTGCCGCTGCGCGATGCAGCCGGTAAGCTGTGGAGCCTGCAGGCGATCAACGAGCAGGGGACGAAGCTGTTCCCAAGGTACGGGCGCAAGGCCGGTTGCTTTCATGTGCTGGGCGAGCTCGCCGGCGCCGATGTCGTTGCTGAGGCGGAGGGTTATGCGACGGCGGCCAGTGTGCACATGGCCAAGGGTTGGCCGGTGGCGGTGGCGATCGATTCGGGCAACGTGCCGGCGGTGGCTGCGGCGCTGAGGAAGCAGTGCCCAGACGTGCCGCTGGTGATCGCCGGCGATGATGACCCGACCGTGACGGGTAACCCGGGCAGGACGAAGGCCGCGGCGGCGGCGGGGCTGGTGGGCGGTGTGCCGGCCTTCCCGCTGTTGCCTGAGGGCGAGCAGGGCGGGGACTGGAACGACTTGCATGTGAGCCAGGGGCTGGAGGCCGTCGTGGCGCAGCTGGCCGCTGCTTTGGCCGCTGGTGAGCCTTCCCCGACCCCATCAGACGATGTAGCGCCGCCGGCGGGCTCCTCCACCACCGGGGGGCAGGGGGCGGGGCTGACCAGTGAGCAGGTGCTGCGGCGCTTTGCGCTGGTGGAGGGTACGACGCACGTCTGGGACCAGGACAAGAAGACGGTGATGAAGAAGACCGCCTTCGAGGCCCTGGTGACCAAGCCGCTGGCCAAGGCGTGGATGGATGACGCTGACAAGAAGCTGATCGGCGCCGATGCGGTGCGGGAGATCGAGCAGGCGCGGCGCATGGCGGGCAAGAAGGCGACGGCGCTGGGGATGACGCCCATCGAGCGTTATGTGTACATCGATGGGACGAAGGATGTGTGGGACCGCGAGAAGAAGCGGCGCATCCCGGAGGGCGCGGTGAAGATGGCGCTGGGCGATGCCTATGCGTTGTGGCTGAACTCGGCGGAGCGGCGCACGGTGGATGTGGACCACATTGTGTTCGACCCGGCGATGACGAAGGACCCGGCTGTTTATATCAATACGTTCGAGGGGTTGCCGCTGGAGCCGATTCGCGATGATGCGGCGTGCGAGAACCTACGGTGGTTGATCTCGTTCCTGTGCAATCACGATGAGGAGGCGCGCGACTGGCTGACGAAGTGGCTGGCGTACCCGTTGCAGCACATGGGCGCGAAGATGGATACGGCGGTGCTGGCCCACTCGATCATGGAAGGCTCGGGCAAGAGCCTGTTGTTCGCTGATGCGTTCGGGCAGTTGTTCGGCATCTACGCGGCGACGGTGGGCCAGACGCAGCTGGAGTCGAGCTTCAACGCGTGGCAGAGCCGCAAGTTGTGGGCTGTGTTCGAGGAGGTTGTGAGCCGGGACCAGCGCTATAACCAGGTGGGCAAGATCAAGCATCTGATCACCGGCAAGACGGTGCGGATGGAGAGCAAGTTCATCAATGGTTGGGAGGAAGCCAACCATATGAATGCGGTGTTTTTGTCGAACGAGATTCTGCCGTGGCCGATCAGCGACAGCGATCGGCGGATGCTGGTGATCTGGCCGCAGGAGACGCTGCCGGAGGCGCGGCAGAAGGCCATAGGTGCGGAGTTGGCCGGCAACGGGGTGGCGGCGCTGTATGGCTGGTTGCTGTCCCTGGACCTGGGCGATTTCAATCAGCGCACCCGGCCGCCACGCACCGAGGCCCGGCAGCGGCTGGTGGCGTTGAGCAGGGCAGGGTGGCAGACGTTCCTGCATCAGTGGCAGACGGGCGACCTTGGCCAGGGGCTATGGGGCGCGTGCCTGTCGACGGACCTGTATGCGATGTTTCTGGAGTGGTGCCAGCGCAACCGTGAGCATGCGATGAGCCAGACGAAGTTCAGTCTGTTCATCAGTGCGGAGGTGGAGAAGACGCGCTCGATTCCCTGGACGGATGGCGCCAATCGGCGCTTCGGGGCGTTTTTCTTTCCCAGTGACCCGGACTCTTCCCTGCCCCCATCTCTGGCAGCCGCTGCGCTTGGCCAGCACGTGGCGGCGTGGCGTGGAAAGGCGCGGCAGGCGGGCTGGGACGTGGACAGGTGGGAGCACCTGAAGGCGGCTGCAGCATGAATGCGCGCGAATGTGTGTTGGGTTGTGTTGGGTTGTGTCGGGTTGGTTTTCGTAACCCAGCACAGGCCGAGGCCGCGAGTGGCGGGGCTTTGCGGGCGGTGTGCGGGGTGTGTTGGGTTTGGCCACGCGCGCGCGCATGCGCAATATTTTTGTACGGCGCTTTGATCGGAGGCGTGAAATTTCTCTATGCGAGGGCTGAAAAACCCAACAAACCCAACACACTCAACACAGGTGATTTGAAGGCATTGATTTATAAGGCTTTTGGCTGTGTTGGGTTTGTGTTGGGTTGGGCTTTTTGTGTTGGGTTGCGTTTTGCAGGGGAGGTGAGGCCATGATCGAGGCAGTGGAAGCGTTGATGCAGCACTGGGGGGAGCGTTGCCGGCGTGGCCTGGGCGCGCCGGGCGAGGGCGGGTCGACGCCGCTGGCGGTGGCGATGCAGTACGGCGGGATGGTGCCTTCATCTGGCCGCGGCTCGGTGGGGCTGGCGGGGGCGGGGGGTTCGGTGGCCGGGGGGGGGGGCGGGGGCTTCGGCAGCATCAAGCAGATCGGGCTGCGTGAGGACCGCAAGTTGGCGAGGGCTTGGCGCCTGGCTGGCAACAAGGGGCGGGCGCCTTACTGCCTGGAGACGCAGCTGGTGAAGCTGGCGATGGTGCGCTACCTGCCGGACCCGATCCCGACTGTTGCGCAGCAGATGCGGCGGGTGCGCATTGGCTCGACGAGCACGTATGACGCTAGGGTCCAGCGGCTGCATGAACTGGTGCAGGCTGAGCTGGAGCGCCGGGCGCGTATGCAGCGGGTGCACGGCGGGAGGTACGTCGCGTAAAAAATCGCTTTCAGAAATCCGCCGCCGTCCCGTGGCGAGCCCGTGCAGACCCCGTGTAGAGCCCGTGGCGAGCCATTGGCGTTAATTCGCTGTTTACGCCTCCGGGTTCGAGGGGTACAAAGCGCATAACAGGTCAGAGCAGCGCCAAGGCGATGACCGAAACGAGCCTTACTTGCTGTGTCAGGCAACGGCCGGTCCCCCTGCCGGTCACCCCTCAAAGCCCCGCCATCGTGCGGGGCTTTGTCTTTTCTGGCTGATGGCGCCGCCATCGCCCTTTGCCCGTCGCCATGCGGGCTTTTTTATTTCGCCGTCTGGAGAACCGCGCATGTCGACCGAACAGCAGGTGCAGCAGTCGCTGGCCGACCTTCCCACCTGGCTGCTGATCCTGGTGGCACTGGCCGGCCTGACCGGCGAGATGTGGCGCGCCGATGCTGCTGGCATGGCGGTGGGCGAGCTGATCAAGCGGGTGCTGCTGCGCTTCGGCGCCTCGGCTGTGTTCGGGTTGGCGACGGTGCTGCTGGCAACGGCCTGGGGTTCCAGTCTGCTGACGTCGGCGGCGCTGGGTAGTGTGGTTGCTTGCCTGGGTGCTGACGTGGCCAGCGGGTTGTACTCGCGGTGGCTGGCGAAGAAGGCGGGTGTGTGTGATGTGCCGAGCAACCGAGGCGGCGCGTAGTGCGTGGAGCAATCCACGCCCGCGACTTGGATGATGCGTTGGCTGCACTGAACCGGCTCGGTAAGGGGCTTGCGCCCCGTGCGTTGGCCGATGCGCTGAACCACACGGCCAATCAAGCACGGCAGGCACTTCGAGCCGAGATGCAATCGGTATTCAAGGACCCGACGCCCTGGACGTTGAATTCCACCCGCATCCTTTACGCAAGGCCGTCGGCTGATCCTGAGGCGGCGATATGGGTGAAGGATGAGTCGGGCGGGAAGAACCCATTCAGCGCCGAAGATTACCTGATGCCTCAGGTTGAAGGCGGCGAGCGAATCACTCGGCGTTCCGAGAAGTATCTGCGCGAGGCGGGCATCCTGCCGGCTGGGCGCTTCATCGTCCCCGGTGCAGGTGCACGCCTGGACGCCTACGGCAATATCCAGCGTGGGCACATGATGCAGATCCTGTCAGGCTTGAAGGCGTTGCGGCGCGATGGCTCGGATCACAGCGCCACCGATAGCCGGCGCTCCCTGCGTAAGGGGCACGCGCAGGCGTACTTCGTGCTGCGGCGCGGCAAGACGGCAATCGGCATCGCCGAGCGCCGTGGCAAGAACCTCGCCATGGTGCTCGCGTTCGTCAGGCAGCCGCAGTACCGCACGCTCTTCAAGTTCCATGACGTGGTGCGCCGCACCGCTGAGAACGATGCACAGCTCGAAGCCAACATCGACAAGGCCATCGCCGATGCGCTGACGGGCAAGCTACCTCGCGTGTCCAGCCAGCGGCGTGGGCGCCAGGGCTAGTGACGTGCTACGCGCGAACTTGCCAGGATGGGCCGGGGGCCCCTGGGGTGGCGGAAGGGTCAAGGGTAATTCGAGCCGCGCTCTCGCGTTAGCTGGAGGCCCGGCAAGTTAGTTAACAGGGTTAACAGGGTTAACCGTTGTGGTGTCGTGGGTTAACAGGTGCCGCCATGGAGCTCTTGAGCAAGTCTGAATTCGCAGCGCGCAAAGGCTGGTCCAGGCCCTACGTGTCGAAGCTGGGCAAGCAAGGCCGACTCGTCCTTGCCGATGACGGGCGGGTCGATGTCGCCGCCACCGAACAGCTGCTGCAGGAGAGTGCTGACCCCAGCAAAACCGGCGTAGCGGAGCGGCACCAGCGCGACCGAGTGCAAAAAGGTGTAACCGAGCACATCGAGCCAGACGCCCCTATCACCGCGTCGCCGCAGCCAGGCGTTTACGACTTCCAGAAGGCCCGTGCCCAGCGCGAATTCTTCCTCGCGCAGCTTGCCGAGAATGAAGCCCGCAAGAGCAGCGGCGATCTGGTCGAGCGTCTGGCTGTCGAGAATGCTGCATTCGCCACTGGCCGCCAACTTCGGGACCTGCTGCTGGGGCTGCCCAAGCAGATCGGCCCGGAGCTGGCGGCCATAACCGACCCGTGGGAACTGGAACGACAGCTGATCGGCCACCTGCGGCGCGTGCTGGATGACGCTAGCCGCTTGAGTCAGGCCGATCTGGATCAGGCCCTGAACCCGAACTGACGCCATGAATCTTCAATACGCCGACGGTGCCGAGCAGTACCGCTCGGCGTACCAGCGTGGCCTTCACCCAGACCCTGAGCTCTGGATTGATGAGTGGGCCGACGAGTACATGCGGATCCCGCGTGATACCGGCGCCGCAGAGCCGGGCCCGTACCGCACCGACCGCACACCCTATGCGCGCGAGCCGATGCGCTGCCTGTCGCCAAGTCACCCAGCCAAGCGCGTGGTGACGAAAGTCGCCTCGCAGATGATGAAGACGCAGATCGCCCTCAACTGGATTGGCGGCTGCATCCACATGGCGCCGGCCAACATCCTGATGCTGCTGCCCAGCCTGGGGCTGGCCAAGCGCGTCAGCGGCCGAGTGGACAAAACCATCAAGGCCACGCCTGTGCTGCGTGGCCGCGTTGCCGGCTCCCGTTCGCGGGATTCGCGCAACACACTGGACACCAAGGAATTCGAAGGCGGCACGCTGTTCGCCACCACCGCTGGCTCGGCTGCCAACCTCGCGGAAGTCTCGGCGCGCTTCATCTACGGCGACGAGGTCGACCGCTGGGATGTCGACGTCGACAACGAAGGCGACCCGATCGAGCTGGCCGAAACCCGAGGCACGACATTCGGCCGCAACGCCAAGTTCTACTTCTCCAGCTCCCCGACCATCAAGGGCGTCTCTCGGATCGAGGATCTGTTTCAGCAGGGCGACCAGCGTCACTACTACGTGCCATGCCCGCACTGCGGCGAACACCAGGTGCTGGAGTGGACGAACCTCAAGTGGGCCGACGACTTCAGCTGGGCCGGCTATCTGTGCTGCAACCCTGATTGCGGCGCGCTGATCGAGGAGCACCACAAAGGCCAGATGCTGGCCAACGGAGAGTGGCGTGCTCATGCCGAAGGCGACGGTGAAACGGTCAGCTTCACACTGAGCGCGCTGTACATGCCGCCCGGCTGGCTCGCCTGGGTCGACCTGGCCAAGCAGTACGCCAAGGCGCAGCTCGCTGCTGCGCGTGGCGATCTCGAGCCGATGCAGGTGTTCTACAACACCCGTCTCGCCCAAGTCTGGGACTCGGCGCAGGAGATGACCAAGGCCAGCGAGCTCAAGGCCCGGGCCGAAGAGTATCGCCTCGGTAGCGTGCCCACTGGCGCGCTGATCCTGACCGCCGCAGTCGATACCCAGGGTGACCGTCTCGAACTGCTGGTCATTGGATGGGGCGAAGGCATGGAGCGCTGGGTCATTGACCATCAGGTGATCCAAGGCAACCCAGCCGATGAGCGTACCTGGGCGGCGCTGGATGAAAGGCTGAAGACGCGGTACCGGCACAGCTCAGGCGTCGAGTTGGCCATCTGTGCGACGGCAGTTGACTCCGGCGGTCACCACACCGACGAGGTTTACCAGTTCTGCCGGCTACGCCGGTGGCGCAACGTGTTCGCCATCAAGGGTGCGAGCAAGCCCGGTCGCCCGGTTATCGCGCAGCGGCCCTCCAAGGTCGATGTGACCTGGAGAGGAACAACCGAGAAGCAGGGCGCCGAGCTCTGGATGATCGGCACCGACACGGCCAAAGACTGGATCTACAACCGTTACCCGCTGCTCGACGGCCCAGGCGCGCTGCACTTCTCCATCGACCTGGCTGATGACTTCTACGACCAATGCGTAGCGGAGCGGAAGATCACCCGCTACGTGAAAGGCCACAAGCGAATCGAGTGGGTGAAGGGCAAGGCCGACCGAAACGAAGGCCTCGACCTGCTGGTTTACAACCTGGCCATGGCCCATTACCTCGGCTTGCACCGGAACAAGGAAGCGGAATGGTCCCGGCTGCGCGCAGCGGTATCGCAAGGCAGCTTGTTCGCCGAGCGCGTTCCAGCGACACCGGTAGAGGACGAAACGGAAGCAGCCGAGTCCGGCGATAAGCCGGCAGCAGTGCCATCGCCTCCACCGAGGCCATCGCCTCAGCCGGTCGGCCGGCGTCGATCCAGCAGCACCTACCTGACGCGGCGCTGACCGCACCGAGAGGCACACATGAGCGAAGCCCAACAGCGCCTGGCAGACGTCCGGGCGTCGATCAAGGACATCCTCGAAAACGGCCAGTCCGTGCGCAAAGGCGATCGCCAGCTGGACCGCGCACAGCTGGCAAGTCTGCGAATGCTTGAAGAGCAATACGCAAAGCAGGTCGCGGCCGAGCAAGCCGCTGCTCGTGGCCGTCCGCGTGTCACGCGGCTTTACAGTCGAGGCAAGGGCATCTGATGACACGCATCCGAGCGGTACCCAAACGCATCCGCAATAGCTACGAGGGCGCCGGCACAGGCCGCCGTGCCCAGGGCTGGGATGCACCAGAAGGCGCCCTGAACGCCATCGCATTGCCCGCATTGCCGGCGTTGCGCAAGCGCTCTCGCGCCGCTGTAAAGAACGACCCCTACGCCTACAGCGCGATCGACAAACGGGTCAGCAACATCATCGGCACAGGTATTACGCCTCGCGCCTCGATACAGGACGCCACCGTACGAGCGGCCTTGCGGCAACTGTGGGAAGACTGGACGGACGAATCCGACGCCGACGGTCTCGCTGACTTCTACGGCCAGCAGGCCATCATCGCGCGAATGGTCGAAGAGGCCGGTGAGTGTTTCGTGCGCCTACGCTATCGCCGGCCGGAGGACGGCTACGCGGTGCCACTGCAGCTTCAGGTGCTGGCGCCGGAGTACGTGCCCCTCGACAAGAACTTCAAGACGCGTGCCGGCAATATCGTCCGCGCGGGTATCGAGTTCAACGGCATCGGCCAGCGAGTGGCGTACTGGATGTACAGCACTCACCCGGGTGACGCGTTCACCGCTGGTATCGGCTTCAACACCCTGAACCGAATCCCGGCCGACCAGGTGTTGCACATCTTCGAGCCCACCGAAGGCGGCCAACTGCGTGGCGTCCCGCGTCTGGCTCCGGTGCTGCTACGCCTGAAATCGCTGGACAACTACGACGACGCAGTGCTGTTCCGGCAGGAGGTGGCCAACCTGTTCGCCGGCTTTATCACCCGCAAGGCAGCGGAAGGCGTGCAGCCTGCAATCGATCCCATTACTGGCCAGCCGATCCAGGCCGACAGCGACGGGGCCCCGCTCGTAGGCCTTGAACCTGGCTCCATGCAGGAGCTGATGGAAGGGGAGGAGGTGACCTTCTCCGATCCGCCAGACGCCGGTAGCACCTATGTCGACTTCATGCGGCAGCAATTGCAGGCCGCTGCTGCCGGTGTCGGGCTGCCTTACGAACTGTTGACCGGCGACATGGGCGACATCAGCGACCGCGTGCTGCGGGTGTTGCTCAACGACTTTCGCCGACGCATCGAGCAGCTGCAATTCGGCGTTTACGTGTTCCAGCTCTGCCGCCCTGTGCGCATCGCCTGGCTCGACGCGGCGGTGCTGGCAGGCTCGATCACGCTGCCCGATTACAGCCGCCGGCGCCGCGAATATCTGCGCACCCGCTGGGTACCGCAGGGCCATCCGTACATTCATCCGGTTCAGGACGTGGACGGCAAGCTCAAGGAAATCAAGGGCGGGCTCGCCAGCCGCAGCGAACACGTCTTGCGCACTGGCTACGACGCCGAACAGATCGACGAAGAAAACGCCCAGGACAACGAGCGCGCCGCACGCCTGGGTCTTTCCTATGACAGCAACACCACCCCGGATCTGCCGGCACCAAGAGAGGAAGACGAATGAAATCGCTAGGCAAATACTGGGCGAGCCTCTGCCTTGCCCTGGTCATGCAGGGCGGCCGCGCGCTGCCCTTTCCCCGAATCCAGAATCTCGGGCCCAACGAGGAACAGCGCGAACACTGGTACAGCGTCCGCGCCGCGGGTGAGGGCAGTAACCGAGTGATTGAGGCCATGGTCTACGGTGAAATCGGTTACTGGGGAATCACTGCTGAGCAATTCGTCCGGGACCTGAAAGAGCTGGATGACGGCGTCTCCCGAGTCGTCGTCAGCTTCGCCACCATCGGCGGTGACTTGATGGATGGCATCGCCATTCACAACGCGCTCAAGGATCTAGGCGAGCGCTGTGAGGGCCGAGTGGTCGGCGCCTGTTATAGCGCCGGCACCGTGGCTGTGTGTGGTGCGCACCGCGTCACCATGGCTGAGAACGGTTTGTTCATGATTCACAACCCGAACATCGACTGGTTGTCGGGGGTTGAAAGTAGTGAGCTGCGAGCCTACGCAGACCTGCTCGACAAGACCCTTGAGCTCATCATCACCTGCTACCAGCGCCGTGCGCTGACCATCAGTGATGAAGAGCTTCGCGCGATGATCGCCGCCACCACCTGGATGACCGCCGGTGAAGCCAAAGCGGCGGGCTTTGTCGACGAGGTGCTGACAGGCGTCACGGTCAAAGCCGCGCTCGGAAACATCAAAGTTCTGAACCGTTACCAGAACGCACCGCCGGAGGCGTTGGCGTTGGTAACCGATCAGCTCCCGCCCAATCCGCCCGCTGAACCTGAGCCTGATCCGGCGCCTGAACCTGAGCCAGCACCGGAAGACGAGCCAGACCCCGCCGCCCTGGCAGCACAGCTCACCGCTGAATGTGCTGCCGCTGGCCTCGGTAATGTCGCCTCGATCCTGATCAAGGCCAGCGGCCTCAAGAGCCGCGCTGTGGTTCAGGAGCATCTGGTTCGCGCCAAGGCGGTGCGGGACCTGTGCGTACTGGCCAAGCTGCCCGATGAGGCCGAAGCGCTCATCCAGGCGGGCGTCGACGTTGACCAGGCTCGGGCCCAGTTGTTCGAGAAAATCGTGGCCAATAGCAGCCAGGTGGAAATCGACAACAAGCCCCCGGCGCCGGATCACCAACCCGCCCCATCCACCAAAGCAGCAGACCCTGGCGCGATCTACGCCAGCCGTAAACCCAACGCCTCGAAAGGAGCGCATAAATGAGCATCAAAACTGAAGGCGTCCACGCCGGCGAATTCCTCCTTTCGGAGGCCAACGGTACTCGCAGCCGCGAGGAAATCACGCTGGCAGCGACCGCCGTGGACCTGCCCGCTGGCCAGTTGCTGGGGAAGCTGACTGCGAGCGGACACTACGCACCCTATGACCCGGACGCAGACCCTGCTGATGGTAGCGAAACCGTTACGGCCATCCTTTGGGCTCCGGTAGGCGCGTCCACCGAGGCCCAGCGTAGCGTGGGCATTGTGCGTGACGCCGAAGTGATCGGGCGCCTGCTCACCGGCCTCGACACGGCCGGAGAAATCGACCTGCTCGCCCTCGGCATCGTGGTCCGCCCCTAAACGCAACTGACAACCCGAAACCCTGAACCCCGCCGCTGCGGGGTTTTTCATTTCTAGGAGCCCACCATGGCCGAGATTTCCATTTTTGAAGACGAGGCGTTCAGCGTCCCGAACCTGGTTGCAACCATCAACGAAGAGCACCCCGTACCGGGCCAGATCGCCGCGATGGGCCTGTACAACGAAGAGGGCAGCCTCAGCGTCACCCAGCAGATCGAGAAGGACGGCGACGTCCTCGCGCTGGTTCCGGCAGCGCCACGCGGCGCGCCGGGCCACGTAGTTATCGCCAGCAAGCGCGAGCTGATCCCGTTCAACGCCGTGCACCTACCGCAGACCTTCACCATCACCGCCGACGAGATCCAGGGCATTCGCGCGTACGGTTCGCGTACCGAGCTGCAGGGCGTGCAGGATGTGGTCAACGCCCGTATCGAGAAAGCCCGCAAGCAACTGGAGCTCACCCACGAGTTCCAGCGCATCGGAGGCATCAAGGGCTTGATTGTCGATGCCGACGGCACCACCCCGCTGGTGAACCTCTTCCAGCGCTTCGGCATTACCCAGCAGACGCTGGCCATGCAGTTCGGTACCGCCGATGTCAGCGTCAAAGCTGGCGAGGCGCTGGATATGCAGGACGATGCTCTGGGTACTGCCACCGGCACTGGCGCCGTTGCGCTGTGCGGAAAGACCTTCTGGGCCAAGCTGATCGCCGATAAGTCCGTCAAGGACGTCTATATGCAGTCCACCAAAGCGGACAGCCTTCTGGGTGATCGCCGCCAGGCTTTCACCTTCGGCGGTGTGCTCTGGGTACGTTACCGCGGCAAGGTAGGCGGCGCCGCGTTTGTCGGTGACGACGAGGCCTACCTGGTGCCGGAAGGTGTCGAGGACCTCTTCAAGTCGGTCTACGCCCCGGCCAACTACATGGAGACGGTCAACACCCTGGGCGTGCCGCACTACGCGAAGCTGGAGCGCCTGCCGTTCGACAAGGGCGTAATGGGCGAAGCCCAGTCCAACCCGCTGCACATCTGCACGCGACCCCGCGCAGTGATCAAGCTGACCGCCTGACGATGTCGGGCTTCGGTAAAGCGCTGGAGGCGATGGATACAGCCATCGCCGCCAGCCTCAATGATGGCCTTGCCGACTACCTCAACGCCGCTGGCGTGGTGTTGGCTGAGGGGGTTGAGGCCATCCTTGATCACGATGTCGAGCGGCTCGATACCGTCAGCGGCATGCTCGACCGAACGGTGACCATCACCGTTCGCAAGGGTCTGCTGCAGCCATTCGACCGCAAGGGCGCGTTCCGGCTCGGCGGTAAAACCTGGCACATCGACGGCATCGCCGTTGACGATGGCCACTGGCTCACTCTCTACGTGGTGCCCTGATATGCCTATCGATATGCAATCCGCCATCGTCGCGGAGATCATCGCGCGCCTGGCAGACGTCGAGTCGTTCGGCCAGTTGGTGTTCGAGGATAGCGTCCTACGCGTGCTCGATAGCGAGGATGACACCCTTCCGGATGACTTCATCGTCATCCAGCCAGGCCTGACCGAGGAGCTTGAGCGCGTCGGTCCCGGCGGCGTGCGCGAGCGTCTCACCCTCAACCTCACCGCTATCACACGCCGCCGCGAATTCGCCCCGGTGCTTCGTGCGGCTCGGCTGGGAATCAAGATCGCCCTGGCAGGGCAAAAGGCTGGGGTCGCACAGCAGGGCGTCCAGTCCGCGGCCTTCGCCAGTGCCGAAACCCCCATGCCACCCGGCGAGGGGCGACGCTGGGGCTGCCACGTCATGCCGCTACAGATCACCTACCTGCAAACATTCAAATAACTGGAGGCCATCACATGGCTCAGCAAGATCGCTCCTTCGTGGGTGAGGGCATCATCTATGCCCGCGCCTATCAGTCCAATGATGCCCTGATCGACATCGGCAACTGCGATGTCTTCAACCTCGCGTTCCAAACCGAGCGCGCCACGCTGCGTAACTTCCGGGGCGGCGGTGGTAACCGCAACGTGCGCGAGCAGGTCACCGACGTCACCGCCACCATCGGCATGTATGACATCACCGCGGTAAACCTCGCTCGCGTCACCCGCGCTTCGGTCAAGGATGTATTGGCCGGTGAGGTTACTGCGGAAGTGCTGACGTGCAAGGGCATCGAAGGCGAACTGATACCGTTCAAGAACCTGCCCGACCTCAGCGCCCCGGTTACATTGGTTACTGCCGCCGACGAGGCCCTGGCAGCCGGTACCGACTACCTGCTCACGCCGCACGGCATCATTGTCATCGGCAGCGGCTTGATCACTGACGAAGGCATCAAGGCGACCTACACCAAGCAGGCCACCAGCGTGATCCACATGCTTGCCGGCAGTCAGGTCGAACTCGAGCTGTACATCGCGGGCCTCAACGACGCCCAATCCGGCGAGCCCTGGGCACTGCGCCCTCGCCGCGTCAAGTTCGGCCTGATCAGCGAGCTGCCGGTGTTCGGCACCGAATACCTGAAGCTCGAGGCCAGCGCAGAACTGCTGGCCGATCCGCTGGTAACAGCGACCGACATCAGCAAGTTCTGCGAGATGCACATGGTGAAGAAGGCGGCTTGACCGAAGCAAAAAGCCCCGCGCAAGCGGGGCTTTGGTATGAAGCACTACACGACGGTCAGTCGTGTAGTGGGCTAAGCGTGAGCGTGCTCCGGCTCCGGAACCAGGCGTACCTCTACACGCTGGCCGCAGGCGTAGCGTGGCGTAGGCCTCTGTGAAACCCGAAGCCCAGCCAAGCGCTGGGTTTCGGTGCTGGCGTTGTGATGGTAGATTCCCTCGAAATCTCTGTGGGAGGGAAACCATGAAGCTTCGACTCTGGATTATGTGTGCTTCTGCTGCAATTCTTACCGGATGCGGTGAGCCGAAACTGGATGGCTCAAGTGAGCAAGCCCTGCAGCAGTCTGTTGAAAAGGTTTCTTCCAAGCTCGAACCAGGCAAACAGTCTGAGTTTAAGGAAGCGCTTCAAGTCATTGCCTTCAGCAAGATGGATCTAGGCGCGCTAATGAAAGGTGAGCAAACACCTGATGGCGTAGCTGGGCAGATGTTCAGCGAGCTTGATGGCAAAACTGTAGATGAGGTAATTGCCAAGGCCGCTGCCATCAAGGTCGAGCGAGCTGCCCGCGAGAAGGAGCAGGCTCTCAAGGAAATCGCTGAGCTTGAGGCGCTTGCGATGAAAGCTGAAGAAGCGAAGGCGCAGTTGGCAAAGTTTGTGGTAAGCCGATCCCGCTTTTTCTTGCGTGATCGCGAGTACTCTTATCGCAAAGAGCCGATCATTGAGCTGGCCGTGCGCAATGGTACGGAACACCCAATATCGCGTGCGTACTTCAAAGGCACCATTTCATCACCTGGTCGCTCAATTCCGTGGCTCGTCAAAGACTTCAACTACACCATCTCCGGCGGTCTTGAGCCGAGTGAGGCTCAAGAATGGGTGCTTGCTCCGAATATGTTCAGTGATTGGGGAAAGGTGGACGCGCCGGAGGATGCCTTGTTCACTGTAGAGGTGGTGAGACTGGATGGCCCCGATAGCAAGGTGCTGTTCGATGCCAGAGGACTTTCCGATACCCAGGCAGCCAGGCTCCAGAAATTGAAAGCCCAATATCAGTAAACACAAATTCAACTAAAAACCCGCCCCGGCGGGTTTTTTTTCGCCCGGAGAAAATCGATGTCCATCAAAGACCGCCTGATCCAGTTCGTCCTGCGCGGCAAGGATGAGCTGTCCCCGGCTGCTGAAAAGTCCGAGGCGGCGCTCGATTCGCTGCGGCAGGAGGCCGAACAACTGGGGCAGGCGTTGGACAAGGCCAAAGAGGCTCAGGGCTTGGCCCAGGCGCTGCGGCAGACCGAGCGTGCCGTCGAGCAGACGGAGCGCAGCCTGGTACAGGCAGATCTGCAAATCCGCGAACTGCGCGATGCGCTGAACCAAACACCAGACGGCGCAGGCCTGCAGCAGTCGCTGAAAGAGGCCGAGCGCGAAGCGCGCAAGTTGCAGCGTGGGCTCGACACCCTGCGCACTAGCCTGGGCGACCAGCAGCAGGCAGCCAAGGCCGCCGGCATCGACACTGAGAACCTGGGAGATGAACACCAGCGCCTGGCTGGAGATACTGACAAAGCCAAGAAGGCCCTGGCGGACAACAACACCCAGCTCAAGGCCGCACAGCGCGAACAAAACGCCGCCGCCCGCGCCACTGCTGAGCACAGCTCACGTATCGAGGCTGCACGCGAGTCCATGTCGCGTGGCGCGAAACAGGTGCTGGCCTTCGCCGCCGCCTACATTTCCCTCAACGCTGCATTCAACCTGGTACGTGGCGGCCTGAACCTGTTGCGCGACGGCATCCGTGCCGTGATCGCCGATGGCAGCAGCAATGAGCAAGCGCTGGCCCAGCTGGAGGCAGCGCTGGTCTCGACGGGCAACGCGGCAGGGCTGACGGCACAGCAGCTGATGGATATGGCGGACGAGCTGAAGCGCTCGTCCATGCTCAGCACTGAGGAAATCCTGTCGGCGCAGACCCGCCTGCTGTCGTACACCGATATCGTCGCCAGCGAGTTCCCGGCTGCGATGCAGATCGTGATCGACCAGCAGCAGCGCCTGGGCATCAGCGTCGAGCAGTCTGCGGAGATTGTCGGGCGGGCGTTGCAGTCGCCGTCCGAAGCCATTGCCACGCTTGGCCGGCAGGGCTTCAAGTTCGAGGCAGGGCAGAAGGCGCTGCTGAAGCAGCTGGAGGCAACAGGCCGCAAGGCTGAAGCCCAAGCCATCATCATGGACATGCTGACCGAGGCCTATGGCGGCGCGGCGGCTGCGGCCAGGATGAACACTTTCGCCGGCCTGCTGAAAACGGTGGGTGACCAATTCGGTGACTTCGCCGGGCGCGTGGCTGACAGCGGGGCGTTCGACTATGTGCGGGGCAAGCTGCAGCAGCTGGCCAACCACCTCGACGCAATGGCCAACGATGGCCGGCTGGATCGCCTGGCTCAGAGCTTATCGGACGCATTCGTTAACGGGGCTGAAGCTGTTTCAAAGTACGTTGAGCGCCTTGCGACTGTTGATTTTGAAGGATTGGCAGATAGAGCTGCGCAGATGGCAGCCAGGATTGGACCCGCCATCGAGCAAGCCGTCAGTTCGGCACATTATGTGACGGCATCGCTGACCACTGTCTGGAATGTATTTGCCGGTACGGTCAACGCTACAGCCGCGGCATTTCTACTGACTATCCAGCAAACGGCTGGCCGTGCGGTGCTGGCATTCGGGCAGATCGCAGGTTTCTTCGGTGGCAGTGAGATTCGCGCCAAGGCCGATGAGCTGTATCGGTTTCTGGGTGAGCTGAGTACGTCGTACATCGAGCAGGCCAAGACTGATTTCGGGCAGGTGGGGGACGCTTGGACCACCACCACCGAAACGGTGAAAACCAAGGCCGCCGAGCAAACCGCTGCGGTCAAGCAAGAGGCCGACGACCAGTTCGAGCACATCGTCCAGCGCGTCACGGACATGAACAACGCGCTCGCACAGATCGATGCGGCCGAGGGCGCCGCCCAGCTCAAACAGTTGGGCGAGGAGATGTACAAGGCCTACCAACGCGGCGACCTGAGCCAGCAGCAGTTCGCCAGCGGTATGGCGATCGTTCAAGCGCGGCTCAAAGCGCTGGGGGCTGCTGCCGGTGGTGCCGCTGGGTTCGTCTCCGATCTGGAAGACAAGCTGGGTGACCTCTCCAAGGTCCAGGCGGCTATCAGCAATGCAAAGACCGACGTTGACATCAACAACATCCGCACGGCGCTGAAGAAGCTCTACGGCGATGGGCAGATCACCGCTGCCCAGTACAACGAGGAACTGAAGAAAGCCGCTGATCGGCAGCGTGAGCTGAAGGGCGCTATCGACGATGGTGCTGCGGCGCAGGCGAAGAAGAACGACGCCGACAAGGAAGCCATCAAGACCAGCGCTGACTTGCGCGTCGAGTCCGGCAAACGCATGGAAGCCGAGCGCCGAGCCGGCGACCAGGCCATGCAGGACCGGCGGCGCGGCAGCGAGGAAGCCCAGCGCGACATGGGCGCCATGGAGGACTTCTTCGGCGGCGTGATGACCCGCGCCCGCGAGCCCCTGGCGGCGATGAGCGATGCGGCGCTGGAGGCGTTCGACCGGCTCAATGGCCTCAGCACCGCCAACATCGAGATGGACACCAGCAGCCTGGACGCCACGACCAGCTCGCTGCGGCGGGCGACCGAAGCGCTGGGTGAGATGCAGGCCGCTGCAAACACGGTCGGCATGAGCACCTTGGGTCGGTGGATGACGCAGACGCAGCTGCAAAGCCAGCAGCTGCAGATCCAGTTCCTCGGGCAGAAAGCGCGCCTGCAGAGCCTGATGGAAGGCTATGAGGACGGCAGCATCACGGTGCAGCAGTTCGTTCGGCGTGCCAGTTCGGCGCGGCATGCGATGAGCCTGCTCAACGACTCGGATTTGCGCACGCTGGAAAGCGCGATCCAGGCCGCGAAGGACCGCATGGAGCAGATGGCCAACTCCACCCGTTCCACGCTGGAGGGTTTGCAGGACGAGCTGGACAACCTGCAAGGGCGTACCGAGGACATCGAGCGTCGTCGTTTTGCCAGCCGCCGGCGAGAGCTGGAGGCGCAGCTGGCGGAGGCTAATGCCCAGGGTGACAGCCAGGCGGTGGCCAATGCCGCGCGGGCCCTTGGCATGCTTCGGCAGATCGAGTCCGAAACGGCGCAACAACGCCAGCGGGAAGAGCAGCAGAAGCGCATCGATGCTCAGCAACAGCCGCAAGGTGCTGCGCCGCAGCAAGCCCAGGCACCCGGCAAGGTGATCCGCCTGGAGGTGCCGGGCCGGCAAGCTGTCGACGTGGCTGTGCGCAGTGAGGCCGACGAAACCAAGCTGCTCGGCGTTCTCGAAAGCGCCGGGCTGAGGAGTCTGTAATGGCGTTGACCCTGGATAGCGTTGACCTGGCGGACGATCCCGACCTGGGCGGCGACCAGCTGCAGTGGATTGATGAATGGGAATGGGACCCGGTCGAGCAGGAGCAGGAGCGCAGCCTGAGCGGGGCGCTGATCATCCAGGAGGGCGTCAAGCTGTACGGGCGCCCGATCACCCTCAGCAGCAACGGCGGTGCCTGGTTCACTCTCGCCAAGGTGCGCGAACTGGAGGCGCTGGCGGCAGCGGCGGGGCGGGTGATGTTGCTGACCCTGCCGACCGGCGCCACGCATCACGTCACCTGGAACCGCGTCGCTGGCCCTGCTGTGCAGGCCGCGCCCCTGTTCCGCCGGGTAGCCCCGTCGCCCGACTGGCTGCACGAGCTGACCCTGCGGCTGATCACCGTGGCCCCGCCGCCCGACCCTGAACCCCAACCAGATCCCGAACCCTGACCAGCCCGCCCCGTGCGGGCTTTTTGTTGCCTGGAGATTCATGGCATGACGATCAACGTCACCGATGTGAAGCTGCTCAAGAGCCAGCGCCTGACCGATGAAGACGACGGCGGTGGTCGCGCCACCGGCAATGCCGTGGTATCCGGCGAGGTCAACAACGTATTCCCCGACATCAGCCGACTGGACCGCACCACCGGCCGCATCAACCTGCGCAAACTGTACGGCGGGCCGATGACGCAGAGCGCCGATGCCTACCTGGGCGCACATGCCATCGTCACCAAGGCGCCGGCGGACCCGCGCGTGAGCGTGCTGCTGTTCAACACCGGCAGCCAGACCGATGAGCGCCGCGACGCCCGCAATGCCATCGAGAGCTACGTCGCGGCGGCCACGACTGCGCAGTTCGATCTGCTGGGTACCCAGCTGGCCGGGCAGCGTGCAATCGCCTGCGTACAGCGCGAGGAACAGCGCGTGCCGGAGATCGGCGACGTGTACCAGCTGGTGACCGCTACTGCCTCGCAGTACGTGCGCCTGACCGGTGTGGACGCCAGCCTGGAGCAGTTCACCTACGACTACGGCAACGGCAACTTCGTTAACTTCACCCGCCGCCGGCTCGATCTCTCGATCAGTGCGCCGCTGCTCAGCGAGTACCCGGGCGGCCAGGTCACACCGGCCGGCACCTCGGCTACCGCCCTGGATGGCAAAGCCAAGGCGCGGGTGCTCAGCACCCAGGTAGCGGACGCGGCCCGTTACTACGGCATCAGCCCGCTGGCCGAGGCCATTGCGGCCGGCTCGCTCAACCTACGCGTGCAGTCGGTGTACAGCCAGCTGGTGCCCAGCACCACCAAGGAATCCGCGCTGGTCGACGTGCTGGGCGGTTACCAGCGACAGCTCTACCTGCCGGCCGGGCCGGCGCGCTCGGTGAACCTGACCGTTGCCGCCGGTGCGGTGGCGGGCGAGTCGCGCACCTTTCTGGGGACCGGCTGCGCGCCGGGCACGCTGAGCATCACCGCCAACGGTGGCACCTTCGCCGACGACAACAAGGGCGGCATGCGCTTTGTGTCCGGTAGCAACTGGATCAGCTCGGGGCGTGTGGACTACCAGACGGGCGAGGTGACCCTGGTGCGCACCGGTACCAGCTGGGCCGGCTCGGCCACCGGTAGCTACCGCCCGGGCGCGGCGGCAACCGGCGATACCATCACCGGCGAGCTGGAGATCAGCCTGGGCAACCGTGGCTACGTGTACACGCTGAACCTGGCCGACGCCATTCCGCGTGCCGGCACGCTGTCCGTCAGCTACATGGCGCTGGGCAAGTGGTACGAACTGCGGGACATGGGCGACGGCCTGCTGACTGGCGAAGGCGCGGGCACCATCAGCCTGGCCACAGGCTCGGTGTCGCTCACCCTCAATGCATTGCCCGATGTCGGCAGCTCGCTGATCTACAGCTACGTCAGCTCGGCAGACAACGCCATCACCCAACGGGCCGGTGGCAGCGTGGTGCCGAAGCTGGAAGTGCGGCATACCCTGCCAGGTGGCGGCGTGCTGCCGGGCTCGGTCACCGTGACCTTCACGGCGGGTATCGAGCGCACCCTGACCGACGATGGGCAGGGTGCGCTCAGCGGTGACGGCGGCACCGGCACCATCGCTTATGCGACGGGTGAGATCGTCATGGAGCTGGCTGCAACTCCGTCCGGCGGCATTGCCTACAGCTACCAACGGGGCGCGGTCGAGGGTGATGCGCTGGCCGTATCCAGCGATGGCAGCGGCATGGCGACCTTCACCGTTCCCGGTGCGCCGCTCAAGCCCGGTTCCGTGCGCGTGGACTGGATGACCACCCGACGGCAGGCTGCGCCGGCCATCAACTGGCAGGTGATCGAGAGCGGCAACGCACTGCCGATTTACGATGGCCAGCGCGACCTGGCCAACAGCGCGAACGACAACGGCAACGGCGGCTGGCAGGGTGGTCGCGCCGGTACCATCAACTACAGCACGGGCCAGGTGACGCTGCAGGTCGCGCAGCTGTACGACTACGTCGAGTACATCTACAGCAACAGTGCGCGTGAGAGCTGGTTTGGTCGTGTCACCGAGCCGGTGCTGGTCACCACGCCAGTGCAGGTGCGCGAGCAGTTCGGCGGCACCTTGTCCGTCGCTGCACAGGCAGCGGGTGTGAGCACCGAGCCGCAGACCAGCAGCCAGGCCCAACCGCCGATCACCGTGGAGCTGCTGCCTGGCGTGGCCGACGCCATCGTGCCGGGCTCGCTGCTGTTCAGCTGGAACGGCGCGTTGTACACCGACCGCAGCGGCATCCTGTACCGGGACGTGGCCAGCAACACCAACGGCGGCACCGCCGTGGGCAGTGTCGACTACGTATCAGGGGTTGCCACGCTGAACAGCTACGCCGGCAACGCCACGGGTGCGGTCGTGCTGCTGGCTTGCCTGACGGCCTCGGCCGGGTTCAGCGTCACCGGGGCGACGTTCCGCACGCCGGGCGCGCCCCTGCGCGAAGGCAGCATGCAGGTGACCGTGGTGCGCACGGATACCGCCGCGATCGTAACCGCCGCCTCGAACCTCAATGGCGAGTTCAGCAGCGGTATCGTGCACGGCACTGTCGATGCGGCCACGGGTATCGCCCGTCTGCGCTTCACCTCCAACCCAGCCGACGAATCAGGGGCCAGCGACGTGCCGGTGATCCCGCTGCTGCTGCGTTACAACGCGGTGGTGCAGACCCGCCTGCCGCTCGATGCCGGGCTGTTGGGTCTCGACCCGGTACGGCTGCCGGCTGATGGGCGTGTGCCGATCTACCGCGACGGCGATGTGCTGGTGATCCATCACACCGCCGAGACGCTGGTGGCCTCGCCGGCGGCGGGCGGCACCCTGCAACTGGAGCGTGACCAGCAAGCCGAGATCGAGGTGGTCGATGGGGCCGGTACCGTGCTGCGCGCCGAATCCTATTCGGTCGATCGCGCAAACGGCACCGTGACCTGGGCCAACCCGCTGGTGTTGCAGGACGCCGAAGGCAACCCGCTGGGCCTGCCCTTGATCGTGCGAGACAGGGTGGAGCATATGGCGATGGTGACCGAGGTACAGATCACCGGCGAGCTGGGCATCAGTTCGCCGCTGCCCTGGGATCTGCCGGCCGGGGAGGCGCACGTCTCCAGCGCGGTGGCATGGGGCGATCTGCAATCGCGCATTCACACCTGGTTCACCCAGCAGACCTGGAGCCAGGGCGCGCCGAACTGGACGGACGCACCCGTCGGCAACACCACCACGGCGCAATACAACAGCCTGAGCTACCCGCCGATCATCACCAATGCCGGCGGCATCTCGGGCAAGTGGGCGCTGGTGTTCACCAGTGCCTCGGCGTTCAACGTGGTGGAAGAGCAGCTGGGCGTGATCAGCACCGGCAACACCTCGACCGACTGCGCGCCCATCAATGCCCTGACCGGCGAGCCGTATTTCACGATCCGGCGCGACGGCTGGGGGAGTGGCTGGGCTGCGGGCAACGCGGTGCGATTCAACACCGACTCGGCGCTGGGGCCGATGTGGGCCATCCGCACCGTGATCAGCGGGCAGGGCACGGTAGACGATGACAAGTTCGAATTGTTGGTAAGGGGGGATGCGGACTGATGGCTACGGCATATCACAGGGATCAGGCTGGCGCGCCGGAGATAATCTACAGCACCACTACCAGCGAGAGGTTTGAGTCATACAAGACGGTGCTAAAGGCGTGCCTTGTATCGGGATACGGAGCATATCCAGCTGCTGGCTGGGAGCTGATCGCCGAGGCAGCTTCTTACATCGTTTTGCGGCCCGCCACGCATAGCGGTTATGTCTGCTTCGCGCTATCAGGCTCCGTTATTCGAGTCTCTTTATCCGCAACTTATACCGGGGTAAGTGGAGGGATCATTCAAGGGGATGGGGCTAAGAGTGGTATTTCAAGCGGCAACACATCGCCCCAGATCCTCTATTCCTACCCGTTTGCGAGATCTACAGCCAGCACATGGATGTTGGTTGCCGACGAGCGGACTTTTATATTCAACGCTGTCTCCAACTCAGGTAGTCCGAACAGCGTGCAGCCTGAGGATTTCACCGCCACCAGCGAGTATTCGTCGCTGATCTATGCCGGTGAGGATTCGCAGGGGAATTTTGTAGCGGTAGGTGGAGGGGCGGGCACTGCCACGGGCGCCAATTCGCCCGGGTCGGCATTTGGGGGCCCTGGCATGACATCGCTGAAAGATCCGGCGACCGGGTTGCTTGTATCAGCATCTTCTCTAAGTGCGAGCGTACCGCTGACAAGGGCGACTCCTACTGTCGGGGTGGAAATATCGCCCGGCGCACCGGTTTTCCCTGAAATTGGTCTCGTTAAAATTTCTTGGCTTGTGCCTGGTTACTACTGCGGCACCTTTAGGGGAGTGGCCGCCGCTGCCGAGTTGAGCGGTATCGGTTTTAAGTCCTGCCTGGAAAGCCTGGGATTCCCTGGCGCTAACACCCGAAATCTAAACACTCCGGTTGACCTTGGTGATTCCAATATCTGGCTGGCGTTGGCCAGGGATCAGCGCTACACGCCGATGATGTTCATGACGGATGCGGTGGAGTATTGGTGATGGTTATCGCAGATCGAGTCGTAAAGACTATCCCCTCATATATTCAACCGCCAAAGACCTTGGTGCGATTCCGTTTGTTACGCGATGGTGAGCCGTCGACGGGCGAGAAGTTTCTGCGCTTCTACAGGGGGTGGGATGAAATCACGCAGCTCGATCTGGTGTTTTGGGCGCCCCCTGGAGATGGAGAGTATTCACTGCCCCAGTCGATTGATCTGGCTACTCTGCAGGCTGTCGAGTGGTTGGCGGTTGGGCGTGACGATGCACTACCTCGGCGCGTTCGAGCGGCTTATCTGAATTTCTCGGGTGGCGGCACCTACACCTTTAACATCACCAGCGGTGAAGGCGGCCAGGTCGGTGACCCCTCCCGGGTGTCGGCTCGTGTGCGCGTCGAGCGGTTGCCGGCGAATCGCGAGATTGTGCTGGTCGAGCGGCCTGCAGACGGCGAGTGGCGTTTGGCGGGCTACGGCCCCACGCCCGGAGGCAGTGGCGACATCGACGTGCGGGTGGTGGGCGGCGATGTCTATGCCATTGGGGTGGATGACTACGGCGTGGCGTTCGTGCCGGATCTCGTGGTGCAGGTCGGCCAGCGCATTCGCCCGACGCAGTACGCTGGCTGGGTATACGAGATCACCGATGCCGGGCAGTTGCCTGCTGTCGAGCCGGCGTGGTGGGCGGCGCAGGGCGAGAACCCCTCGCAGCCGCTCGGCTCGGCCCGGGCGATCGCGCGGCGTTACTTCCAGCCTATTGCGCATGGTCCCGTTCCTGTCGAGGTGATCTGATGCTGAGCGTATCCATCAGCAGCGGCTGGCGTCGCGCCGTGTGTGCGGCCCGGCGCGCTGCCGCATTGCCCTGGGATGCCCTGCAGCCGCTGGACCGGGCTGGCTCGGTACGCTGGAGAATTGCCGGCCCGGCCGACAGCCGGACAGCGACCGCGCCTTGGAGCCGGGTATCGACACGGGATGTCGGGACAGTGGGGGCATGGCAACCGGCGCGCCCGCAGGATCGACCGGCCGATGCGCTTCCCTGGACCAGGGTGCCGGTGAAGGATGCTTGGCTGTCGTCGGGCTGGAATCACAGCATTCGCGCCGTGGATGTGCGCCTACGGCTGATCTACAACCCGAAGCCGGCCCGCAAGGATGCGGCCGTTGCGGCAGGCCATCGGCGCGTCAACGAGTTCGGCCCGCGCTACAACGCCGCGACCGCCCTGCAGGACAGCCTCTACGTGCCCGGCAGCGGGGCGCTGGTGTTCGAGTTCGGCGGACAGCCGTACTTCCCCAGCACGTCGCCCAGCGTCTTTTTCGACTTCCGCTACGTGCCGGCGACGCCTGCGATTCAGCCGACCGACATGCGGCCGGCGAAGGTGCGCTGGCACTCGGCGCGCCGCTTGAGCCTTAGCAGCACGCTGCGCTGGGGCAAGGCGCGGCAGGTCGACGGCGCGCTGACTGACATGCCCTATGTCGATTACCCCGGCCCGGTGAAGCCATTGCCCGAGCCACCACCCGCGCCCGAGATTCTGGAAACCTACATGATCGCCAACACCGTCAACCTGGTGGTGCTGCCCAGTCGTACGCCGATCGAGGCGAAGAACGTGCGGGTAGCGTTGGATGCTGACTCGTTCAGCTGGAGCTTCAGCGCCGACATCTTCACCCAGGCCGCCCTCGATCTGGTGCGCCCTGATGCCGGCGGCGCCAAGACGGTCGAGCTGGATATCAACGGCTGGAAATGGGTGGTGCTGGTCGAGCGCTACAGTCGGCAGCTGCGTTTCCCTGCGGAGGCCTACAGCATCAACGGGGCAACCCGCCCGCAGCTACTGGCCGCGCCCTATGCGCCGTTGCGCACCAGCCTGAACAACGCACCGATCAACGCCGCCCAGGCGGCCGAGGCTGAGTTGCTGAACACGGGGTTCACCCTGGCTTGGCAGGCGGCCGACTGGACACTCCCGGCCGGTGCCTTCAGCTACCAGAGCCAGACCGCCATGCAGGTGATCGCCCGGCTCGCCGAAACGGTAGGCGGGGTAGTGCGCCCCGCGCGTGACGCGGATGCGCTGGAGGTGGTGCCACGTTACCCAGCGCCGCCCTGGGCCTGGGAAGATGTCGACACGCCGATCAGCCGCATCATCCCGCCGGCGATGATGACCGAGCTTGGCGGCGAGTGGACACCACAGCCGGCCTGGAACGCCTGTTACACCTCGGGCACGTCGCACGGCGTGAGCATGCTTGTCCGCCGCGCGGGTACCGCTGGCGACAATCCGACACCGGACGTGTTCGAGGACTGGCTGACCGACCAGCCGGCCAACCAGGCGCGAGGCATCCATGAGCTGAGCAAGGGCGGCAACATTGAGATCGTCAGCTTCACCATCCCGCTGTTCCCGGTGAACGATGACCACGGCGTCGGCCTGGTGCTGCCGGCGCAGCTTTGCCGCGTACCGGAGTCTTCCGGCGCCTGGGTGGGGCTGTGCTTGGCGGTGGATATCAGTGCCGAGGGCACCGGCGCGGTGCGGGTGAAACAGCAGATCAAACTGGAGCGCCACCACTGATGGCCACGACGAACCCCTGGAAGCGCTTCATCGGCCTGCTGCCCGGCGGTGTCCGCACCGTCGCGACGGTGCGCAGCATCGATACCAGCTCAGGCATCAGCGAGGTGGAGCTGCGCACCGGCACCCGCATCACCGTGCGCGGCATCGACGTGCCGGTAAGCAGCAAGGCCTACATCGCAGACGGCACGATCACCGGCCCCGCGCCGGAGCTGCCGCATTTTGATGTGGATGTGTGATTGCTAGACCCGCCAGGCTATTTGTCTGTGTTATCCAAAAGGATGGTATTCGAGCTCATTTGCACTTTTGGACCATTTTCGAAGTTCTTCCACATAACGCAGCCAGCGCCGTGCTTGGATTGGACATCAGGTATGAAATGAACGCCATCCCATCCTTCCTGGTGCGCCCGTTCGAAAAACCATGAGCGAACTGCCTTCGAGATTCGTTGCGCGCTCTGCCCTGAATCCTGATTGTAAAGTTCCAAGACGCGGTCACCAGGGCACAGCACGTTAGGAGTCTTCGGGGAGCGTTCGTTTGCATCTGGAAACTTAAAGTGGGGCACAGTTTTCACTCCGTTCTGTAGTTGGGCATTCTCGCCTGGCCGTGAATGAACTTATCAATCTGTCTTGATGATGTCTATTTGATATCTCACGCCGCCCCGCTCTGCGGGTTTTTTTTTGCCTGGAGAAAGCTATGACCGAAACGCTCGGACAGAAGCAACGCCGCTTTACTCGCCTGGTCGGCCTGCTGATCGAGTACGCCTACCAAGAGGGATACGAACTGACGTTCGGCGATGCCTACCGTGACCCGCGTGTGCACGGTGCGGTTGGCGAGAAGAAGTCCTACAGCTCGGCCGGATCGCTGCACAAGGAGCGGCTGGCTGTGGACTTCAACCTGTTCAAGGATGGCCAGTATCTGACGCGCAGCGAAGACTACGCGCCCCTCGGCGAATACTGGGAAAGCCTGGGTGGCACCTGGGGCGGGCGGTTCAATGATGGCAACCACTTCAGCCTTGAGCATGGTGGCCGGAAATGACCGCCTGGCTGAAGCAATACAAGCTGATCGCCAGCGGCGCAGCTGTGCTTGTGCTCATGGCGCTTTCCGCCGCCATTGCCTGGCAGTGGCAGGCCAACAGTTACGGCGCGCTGCTAGCTGAGCAGGGCAAGGCGCATGAGACCCAGCTGCGCCTTACGGCCGAGGCCAACGCCGCGGTGATCCTCAAACAACAGACCGATCGCCTGGTGCTGGAAGCGCGCCTCGCGACCCTCGACACAACCTCGACCGAGAAACTGACCCATGCACAAACTGAAAATGACCGCCTGCGCAGCGAGTATTCTGCTGTTGATGATGAGCGCCGCCGGCTGCGCATCGAGGTCCGCGTCGCCCGGGCCGACGCCATCGTGTCCGCCGCCACCGGCTCCAGCAGCCTGGGCGATGCAACCAGCGTCGAACTCAGTACAGCAGCTGGATCAGCTGTTTGGGATATCCGCGGCGGAATGATCAGCGATCGGGCGAAGCTGGAGTATCTGCAGGAGTGGGCGAGGGCGGTGCGGGCTGGCGAGTAGGAAGTCACAGCACGCCTTCGCCTCCCGCTGTATGGTGAGGTGACCCAATCAAGGAGGATATATGGGAAATCTCATCATCAATCGCAAGCCAGGCCAGCGGATATTCCTGTCGCCAGAAACCGAAGCGGATGCGGCCGAGCTGTATCGTCAGCTCACAGAGGAGGGC